GCCGAATTTAATTCGTTCATAGTAACGATGACAAGGAGTATCAATGATTAAGTTCAAAGATAGGCTATGCCAACATTTTAGATCTTTAGGTGTTAAAGCTAAAGATTCCGCTAGATTTTCTACACTTGTTGACAAGTGGATAGAATCAAATGGTGAGGAGTGGACCGTAAAGAGAATGAAGTCTCTAGTGAGTGCACTCAAAGAGTCCCTAGCGACTGGTCAATACATAGTACCAGAAGGTTGGGCTACAAAGAAGAATCATAAAGGTGTTAAGATAGTCAAAGATGGTTTAGTCCATAGATTTCTATGTGCTAAGACTGATCAAGAACTATTCCTCGCTAATACTTTCTTCAGATCTTATACTCTAATAATGATAGATGGTAAACCCACTAAAACACAATTAGATAAGTTTAATACTGCAGTATTTGGTTTATCTGAACCAAACTACGACAGAGAGTTAGTAAAAGATATTTCTACTTCAAGTGAAAGATTCTTTACTAAATTTGTAAATAAATTCCCGGATTACCCGGAACATCTTTACAATGTACAATATACACCATTAGTGTATGTTGCTCCAAATGAGAAAACAAGTCCTTGTTATAATGACGAAGGACCTTTTCATGATTTGGAAATATATACTTCAAAGCGAAGTAATCCTCAGACGAAGAGTTTGTACCCGTTAATGGCTATCGACTCATTGTCAAGTTTGTGGGCTAAATTCCCTATGGAAGTTTCTGAAACTATCCTCGGAAAAGGTCACACACATATTCCACCTATGAAAGTGCGAACATCAAAGGATGTACCTGCAGGGACATTAGGTTTTATTCAAGAACCGGGTTGCAAATGTAGAATTGTTGCAAGCCCTGCTCTATCGATCCAAGCGATCGGTGAACCACTTAAAAGAAAGTTGGAATTTATTTCCTCTAAAATAAAGTGGATGTATACCTTCGATCATCAAAAGGGTAGAGAAACTACCCAAGAATGGTTAAAGAAGGGTAAAACAGTGTATGCGTATGATGCTTCATCATTCACAGACAGGTTCCCAGTTGATTTACAACTAGAAATGCTACGGGTAATGAAAGATTGTGCATTATTGACACAATTCGATTATGAGGTAGCTGTATCATGTAGTAAACTAAAATTTAAGAGTGAATATCACTCACATTTAGTTCAATACACAGCCGGTGGCCAACCGATGGGTTGGGGTCCCAGCTCTCACTTGGCAGCATTAACACATGCAATACTTGCATGGAAATGTTGCAGATTAACAGGACAAAGTCCTGCAGATACTGTATCCATTATTGGCGATGATATAAACATTTGCCATGAGGCCACAGCTAGACACTATGTGGACTTTATGTCAAGACTAGGTGTCGACATAAACTTAGAGAAGTCAATTATCTCTGACAAAGTATCTGAGTTTGCTGGTAAGATTATTACTAAGGATATCATAATCCCTACAATAAAATTAAAACCAGGTAGAAGAAATCGAGAGCAA